CGGTCCGGGTCAAGATCCAGCCGGAAGGCGTGTTGTCCGGGTGGTTACCGGTTGCCGCGGCTTGGGTCGGCAATGGCTGGGGCCTTGCCTGTCCGCCTTCGCCTGGCGATCAGGTGGTGGTGATTTGGCAGGAGGGTGACTCCGAGCACGGGCTGGTGGTGGGACGGCTGTGGTCGAGTGCTACGCCGGCGCCGCCAGCCGCCAGCGGTGAGTGCTGGCTCGTGCATCAATCAGGGAGTTTTATCAAGCTGCTGAATGACGGGACGATCGCGAGCTCTGCGCCGTCGTGGAATCATACCGGCGATCTGCATGTGAGTGGCGATGTTTACGATGGCGACGGTGCGTTGTCGCGTCTGCGCGGGCATTACAATGACCATGTGCATCCGCCTTCGGATGTGACGCCAACGCCTTCGGACTGATGGCAGGCTGCGCTGACGCTCATTTTCATTTGCCGTCGGCCCTCCCTCACCTTCCCAGCCCTTACAGGCTGGGCCCCTTCCCTCCCGCGAAGCGCGGGAGAGGCGTTTTTGTCGTTCTATGGCTTTGGTATGCGCTGGGGAATGATGGATGCAGGATGCAAACCTGCTGTGGAGCACTGACCTTTCGGCAGGGCCCACAGGTGATATCGCGCTGGCATCTGGCACCAGTCTTGGCCAGCAACGCGTGCTGCGCCGGCTGTTGACCAATGCGGGCGATTACATCTGGCAACCGGCCTATGGCGCAGGGCTGGCTCAGTTCGTCGGTACGCCGGTAGATCCCCTGGCAATCCGTGCTGTTGTTCGCAGCCAGATATTCAAGGAGCAGGCGGTCTCGCGCGTGCCTGAGCCGCAGATCGATGTTCAGGGCAATGCCGATGGGAGCGTGATGGTGCGAATTAGTTATGTCGACTCGGCTACGGGCTCGACCGAAGTGCTGTCTTTTCAGGTGGGTGGCTGACATGCTTCTTCCACTCAGCGGCTTCTCGGCGCTCGTGCAGCAGATGGCCGCCGCGGTGCAAGGCGGCGCGCAGCAACTGATCGATCTTTCGGTTGGCAGCGTGCTGCGGGCGTTGCTTGAGGCCAGCGCCTCCATCGCGCTTTGGATGCAGTGGCTGATACTGCAGGTTCTGTCGATGACCCGGGCGGCTACTAGCAACGGGCCGGACCTTGACAGCTGGATGGCGGACTTCTCGTTCTTCCGACTTCCTGGTGCGGCGGCGGATGGAATCGTGACGTTTGCACGCTACACAATCGGGCTGAACACAGTGGTGCCAGTGGGCACGATCGTGAGCACGGTTGATGGTACAGAGAGCTTTGTGGTTGTTGCCAGTGCGTCGAGCACCGTGTTGAACGGTGTTGCTGTCTATAGTCTGCCGGCACAGCTGGCATCGGTTGATGTACCGGTGCAGGCTGTTGTGCCAGGTAGTGCAGGGAATGTGCTAGCCGGCGCAATCGGGCTGCTGAGTTCCGCCATTCCGGGCGTCGATATGGTGAACAATGCCTTGCCCACCGTCGGCGGCATTGATCCGGAGAGCGATGCGTCGCTGCGCCTGCGCTTTCAGGCTTACATCAACAGCCGCTCTTTGGCGACGCCGCTAGCACTCAGTAATGCGATCCTGGCCGTGCAGCAGGGCTTGCGTTACAGCATTGTGGAAAATCAGGATGGCCTAGGTGATACGCTTCCAGGACATTTTGTTGTGGCCGTCGATGACGGAACCGGGTCGCCTTCTGCTTCGCTGATCAGTGAGGTGCAGCAGGCCGTGGAATCGGTGCGGCCGCTTGGAGCGACCTATGCCGTGACACCACCGGTCGTGGTCTCCGTCACGGTGCAGATGACGCTGGAGACTTCAAACCCTCGGACGGCCTCCGCAGTGGCGGCCAAGGTTCAGCAGGCGATCTTTGCCTGGATCGCGTCGCTGCCCATGGGTGGGACGCTGGCAATATCCAGGCTGGATGCGCTGGCGCATGGTGCCGACGCGTCGGTGATGAGTGTTGTCGGCACTACGATCAATGGAGCTGGGGCCGATGTGACTGCACCGGTGAATGGGGTGATCATTGCTAGCTCGGTCATGGTGAACTGAAAAAAGCACGTTTTTTTTAAGAAGAACCAAAGAAGCTCCTAGTCATTTCGTGTCGGCCTGGGAGCAGGCTCGGTTCCGTTATTCAAAAGTTTTTTGCTTCTTTTTTTTGAAAAAAGAGGATTTTTCTTCCTCTCTGAACTTGGGCTGACATAAAATGATCGGTGACCCACCCGACATGGCAGCGCGCATGCAGGCTGTGCTGCCGGCGCGCTGGTTTGGCGATGCTGCGCCGCTGCTCCGGGCCGTGCTGGCTGGGCTTGGCACATGCTGGTCGATCATGTACGGCTTGCTTCAAACTGTGCGGGCACAGGCGAGGATCGCCACCGCTAGTGGTGGCTTTCTGGACATGATCAGCGCGGATTTTTTTGGCACGGCTCTGCCGAGGCGAAACGCTGAGGCCGACACTCTGTTTAGAGTACGCATTGATCAGGAGCTGCTGCGTCCGCGCGCGACACGTGCAGCGCTGGCGCTAGCCCTGACTGAGCTTACCGGCAACCCGCCGGTCATATTCGAGCCTACCAGGACAAGTGATACGGGCGGATATTCGTTAGGAGGCGTCGGCTATGGCGTTGCAGGCGGATGGGGTTCGCTACAGTTGCCTTATCAGGTTTTCGTCACGGCATTCCGGCCGGCCGGGGGCGGCATTGCCCTGCTGGCCGGGTATGGCACTGGTGGCATTGCCGGATACGGCGATCTGTCGATGGTGACGACGGTGGTCAGCGATGCCGATATTCAGCAGGCGGTTACGCAGATACTGCCTGCTGCGAGCATTGCCTGGATGAACATCGCGGGCTGAGCGCTCGCGCTTGGGTAAATCATCAGAGAGGTATTGGGATCGTGGACAGACAGATCGTCTATCCCGGCGGCATTCCGCTGGATACGGACCTGCTCAATACAGAGCGCAACGTGATGGTGGCGCTGGGATACCTGGCACAGGCGACGCTGGGGACTAGCATTGTCGCCGATGGCCTGACCTGCGTCGCGACGCAGCCGGGTTCGCTTTCGGTTGTGGTGGGACCAGGTAGCGTGACGCAGTTGGGCGTGGTGGATAGCTCGCCATTTGGGTCGTTGGCCGCCGAGACGCTGCCGCTGCTGCGCATGGGCATCAGCCTTTCGCCTGCGACGTTCACGACGACTGCGCCGACTGTACCGGGGCAGGGCATCAATTATCTCATCGAAGCCAGCCTGCTCGAGGTTGATACGACACCGGTTGTGTTGCCCTACTATAACTCGAGCAATCCTTCACAGCCTTACAGTGGGCCACCTAACAATCGAGGGACGCCGCAGAATACGCAACGGCTGCAGCAGGTGCAGATACAGATGAAGGCCGGGCCACCGGGGCCGGCGGGGTCGCAGGAGACGCCCTCGGTTGATGACGGCTGGGCGGGGCTTTACGTCATCAGCGTCTATTACGGGCAAACAACGGTTGGACCGGGCAACATCGTGACGTTGCCATCGGCGCCTTTCGTAAATTGGAAGCTGCCGCAGCTGTCTCCTGGGACGCGGAATCTTGCTGCGTTTACACCGGCCAATCAGAGCGTGTGGACGGTTCCTGCCGGCGTGCAGGCGGTGCGGTTGCGCATTTGGGGCGGCGGCGGGCCGGGCGGAGCGGGGTTCGGGGGTGCCGGTGGCGGTGCTGCGGGCGGCGGCTATTGCGAGGGTTTTTTTTCGGTATCTCCCGGCCAGGGTTTCTTCGTAACTGTCGGCAACGGCGGCGCGGGCAACGCGCTCGTTGGCGGCACATCGAGCTTTGGCAGCCTGGCTTCGGCGACGGGAGGCGCTGCGGGGGCGCTCGGTGGTTCCGGCGTTGCCGGGGTGGGTGGGGCTGCGGGCGGTAGCGGCTTCGGTGGGACAGTTTCCCTGACGGGCAGCGCTGGGGGCAGCGGTTTTCAGGCCGGCAGCAACTGGGTGAGCGGAGGGGGCGGCGCTGGATTTGGCGGCGCCGGCGCACCTGGCGCGGTCGGCGCCGCATCCGGAAATGTGAACGGCAGTTCGGGTACTACGCCTGGGAGTGGTGGCGCCGGCGGCATTGGTGGCGGGCTCGGCGGCCAGGGTGGTGCAGGACTTGTATTGGTGGAGTGGTGACATGCGCATTTGGGGCCGGGTTGCAGATGGAGCCATTTGCGAACTCCTGCACACCGACAGAGGCATCAACGAGCTTTTTCATCCGGATCTGCAATGGGTGGATGTGACTGATCAGGAGGAAGTTCTCGAGGGGTGGCTTTGGGATGGCGAGCGGGCTCGCGCGCCGGAAGGCGTGCCGGTGGCAGACGCGGCCTCAGCGCTGAAGGGTTGAAGGAGGGCACCGATGCCGACACCGGCCAGCATCACCTGGGTTCCATGCACCGCGCGTGTGATCGTTCTCGACGGGTTCGGGGCGATTCCACGCGGCACCTTGCAGATCGCGCCTCAGCCGCTGGCTTGGCCGATCAAGGACCCTGGCGACGTTCTCGACTACGTGCTCGATCTTTCCGAGGCACTAGCGGGAAACGAGGGGGATTCCATTGCGACACTGGATGTGGAGATTTCTCCGAACAATCCGGGCGATTTGACGCTGAACTCGTCCAGCGCTGAGGGAACCCTGGCAATTCTGTGGCTAGCGCAGGGATTTCCTGGAACGACTTATGCGGTGACTGTGATGGTTGGTACGCAAAGTGGCCGGACCATCAATCGGACGCTGGCGCTTCCCGTTCTGTCCTTGGCTACGCAGAGCGTGCCGCCGCAGGCCATTACGGACCAGTATGGCGACCCGATCACCAATCAGAATGACAACCCGATAACCACGAGCTGAGGCAGGATTTCCGCTCATGCCGATGATCGATCAACTGCCTCCTGCCGTTTCCGTTTCAGATGGCGACGAAGTTGCGCTGAGCCAGTCGGGCATTGTGCGTTCTGCGACACGGGCGCAGTTGCTTGCTGGTGTTCAGGCGGCTCTGGCGGCACCTCAGGGGACATTGCTTGGCCGAATGAGCGCGGGGCTTGG